GACTGCGCCGCTAGCCCCAAGGGGTTACGGCAATGCTCACCAGTAATCACGTCAATAATGAACTAATCAAATTCCGTCGTCAGGTCATTTCGGATTTTCTCCGACGCTCGCGTTTCGATCCCTTCATGGGTGATACGTCCACGTCGGTGATCGTCCGCATGGCCGACCTCGAAGCCAACGGCAAGGAAATCAACATTCCGCTGGTCAATCAGATGACCGGACCCGGTGTTGGTGTCGGTACGCTGCGCGGCAATGAGGAAATGATGGACAGCTACGGCTTTCCTGTTTGGGCGGATTGGGGACGCAATGCCGTCGCCAACAACCGAGCTACCAACAAGGAAAGCTCATTCGACGTTCGCTCCACCGCGCGTAATCTGTTGCGCGGCTGGTCGCGCCGTATCGTCCGCGATGATCTCACCGATACGTTGCTTTCGATCCCGACTGCCTCGATCCAGCCCAACCGCTTCCAGCCACCGGGCAATCGCGTCAACGGTGTGAAGTGGTCGCTCTCGACCACGGCACAGCAAAATTCCTGGACCGCTGGCAACTATGATCGGTTGTTGTTCGGCCATGCGTTGAGCAACTATTCGAGCACGTTTGCGACCGCCGTCAACAACGTGGCCGCGACCACCGATCTGATGACGGCGGCCAACGGCTCGCTGATGAAGTTGCTCGCCAAAGAGAGCGGCATGGACCCGGCGAACCCCGGCGTCTACAACGGGCGGCCCAAGATCACGCCTTGGGAAATCGAAGAACTCGATGAGGAAATGTACGTCTGTTTCGTTGGCGACCGCAGCTTTATGCAGTTGCAAGCCGACCCGACGATGTATCAGGCCAACCGTGACGCACGCGAACGCGAAAGCAATCCGACCGCGAACAACCCAATCTTCACGGGCGGCGCGTTGTTGTACGATGGCATTTTGTACAAGAACATTCCGGAAATTACGACCCGGTTGCTCTTGAAAGGTGCCGGTGCGGCGGGTGTCGATGTAGAACCCGTGTTCCTGTGTGGTCAGGCGGCGATGGCCTATGCGATGGGCCAAATGCCGCGTCCGACCACGTTGGAAGACGGCGACTACGAATTTGTCTATGGCATCGGCATCGAGACGCAGTACGGCATCGGAAAAATTGCGAAAGCGCCGCAGTCTGTACAGGGCGCCACAACGGGCGATCTCGTTGATTGGGGCATGGTGACCGGCTTCATGGCCGCACCGCCTCACACCTAAGAATGACAGCGCCGGGGCAACCCGGCGCTTTTTGCTTTTTCTCAAACCGGAGACCATGATCATGGCTTCACCTCGGAAAGCATATGCCCAGCCGCAGGCTGGTTCGCAGGGTTTCGCGCGCACCAAGAAAGTGTTTGGCGGCCCCACTTTCAATCTGATCGCCGCTGACGTGGCGCTTAACGCTCAAGTCGCAGCTTGCCGCGTCCCGGCTGGCTTCGTCGTCACCAGCATGAACGCGGTGTTCGGTGCCTGTGACAGCGGCGCGACGCTGACCATGTCGATTGGCGATAGCGCGAACAACGCCCGTTTCGCGGCGGCCTCGACCACGCCAAGGGCGGGCGGCACCGTCAATTTGATCGCTGGCGCAGTCGGCTATCAGTTTCTCATTGATACCGACATTCTGTTGACCACGGCGGCAGCGGCAGCCGGACTAGGCGCAACTCCCACCGTCAACCTGCAAATGGAAGGCTACATCGGGCCGTAAAAAACTGTTTCACATGAAACAGGGCCTAACCATTACTCCACCAAAATCAAGGGGTTATCGATGCCAAAAGAGCTATCCGTCACCTACCATGCGCCCAAGGGCGACAGCAAAGTGGTCGAAATGATCGGCCACACCTTCTATGACGGCAAGGCGGAAACCGTCGTCGTGGATGATCGCACGCTCGCGATGCTACAGGGCAACAAGCATTTCGAGTGCGGCGAGGCGAAGGACCACAAGACGGACTACAAGCCCGACAAAGAGGAGCACGGCAAGGAAACGCACAAGGGCCGCTAGCGCGGCCCTTTCCTTTTGGAGGGGTGTCATGGCCATCAAGATCGTCATCGGTCCGTTCATTCAGCCCGGCGAGGATTTGTCGGATGCGATCAATTGCTCGGCGGGTAATCCCGTTCGGCTGACAATGCCGGGGCAGTGGGACGACGCGCCGCTGACGTTCCAAGTCTCGACCGACAACAAGATGTTCAACGATCTCTATGACCATTTGGGCAACGAGATTGAGGTTGTCGTGGTGCCCGGCGCGGGCGTCATCGTGCCGCCCGATTGGCTGCGCTCGGCGGTGTTCATCAAATTCCGCTCGGGTTTGGCGGATGCGCCTGTGGCGCAATCGGACTTGCGCGAATTTGCCATCGCCATCGAGGTGCCGTGATGCCGCTCACCTATACGTCGCAACAGGTCATCGACAAGGCCGCAAGCGATCTCGGCAAGTACGTTCCGGGCGAAGCGCTTGGCCCGGTCGAACAGCAGATTATTTCTGATCGCCTCGACAACGTGCTGGATGAAATCTCCAAGATCATCGCCATCACCGACCGCGACGAAATCCCGGCCGTTGCCTTTGAGAGTGTCGCGGTCCTGACCGCGATGTTCGCTTCATCGGAATTTTCCAACACGCCCGTCAACTATGATGCGGTGGAACAGGTCGAACAGCGCTTGCGCTACTTGATCGCGCAAACGCCGACCTATGAGCCGCTGGCCGCTTTTTACTTCTGATGACCGACGTTCCGTTCCCGCTGCTCTCCGCGCCCGGCCAACACCCGCAAGTCAGCGGGGGGAGGCTGGTCAATTGCTATCCAGAACCGCTAGCGCAGACCGCTGGTAAGCCTTACGCCTATTGGCGGGTGCCGGGCCTCAACGTCTTTGCAACCACTCCTGCGGGCTCCTATCGCGGCGGCATCTTGGTTGGTGGCACGTTCTATGCCCTATTTGGAACGACGGTTTACACCTTCACGTCGCTTGGTGGGGCGGGCGTGGCACTGGCCGGTTCGATACCTGGCTCTCAATATTGCTGGTTCGCCGCCAACCAAAATTCGCCCCCTGATATTGTGGTGGTGTCGCCCGGCATCGGGGCCTTCGTCATCGTCTCCACCGGGGTTGCGAACTATCCCGATAGCAATGTTGGCACGCCCAATTCGGTCGTTTATCTGTTGTCGTTTTTCATTTTTACCTACGGCAACTGCAAGTCGGTAGCGTCGAATACTGACGTTCTGACCTCGCCGCCGCCGACCGGCATCAACCCCGTCAACTTTGCTTATGCCAATTCAAAGCCCGACGCGCTGTGGCGGCCGCTGCCGCTTGGCAACGGTCAATTGCTCTTGTGCGGCGCCAACACCATCGAAGTGTGGGGCGGCAATAATCCGACTGGCTATCCGTTCTCTTATGTCTCGACCATCTATCGCGGCATTCCCGGTCCGCAAGCCATCGCGGGCAATGAGGATGGTTGGGGCAAGGGGATTTTCTTCGTCGGCGACGACAATAAGGTTTCGACGCTCACCACCTACACGCCGACGCCGATCTCGATCCCCGACATCGATCAACTGATTGAGAAAGAGCCGGACAAGACCAAGATCATCGTCGGTGTCTATGTCGCGCGCGGCCACGGTTTCGTCGTGGTGCAGGGGCCAACGTGGTGTTGGGAGTACGACACCACGCTGCAAAGCTGGCATGAGCGGCGATCCTATCTACAAAGCTTCTGGCGTGGCTATCAGCCGATTTGTCTTAATTTCGGATCGTCGCCGCTGTGGGTATGCGGTGACGTGCTTTCATCCTCGCTGCTCAAGATCGATGGCACCGTGTTCAACGAAGTTGGCAATCCCTTGCGGATGCGAGTTGAAACCGGTCCGCTCGGTGCCTTCCCGCAAAAAATCCGAGTGAACACCATTGAGCTTTACATGACCAAGGGCGCGGGCGTCGCGACCGCTGGCTATACCGATGCGCTTGGTTTTCATCCCTATCCGGAACAGGTCAATCCGATGGTGGGCATTTCGATGTCGCGCGATGCGGGCTTGACGTGGGGCACGCCCCGACAAGTGGCTGTTGGACAGCAAATGCTTTCGCCACGCGCGCGAGCCTCGGTGTGGGGGCAAGCCGACATTCAAGGCGTGCGTTGGCGCTTCGAAGAAAGCGCGGGCGTCAACTTCGCGTTCATGGGCGCAGACATGCTTTCGGACACGCTTCGATGAAAATCGTTCTCCCCGCGCAACAGGTTTCGATCCAGACACCGACCGGCGAAATCGATCCGGTTTGGTACGGCAAACTGAAAGCCCTTGAGGCATTCGCGAACCTGTTTTCGCAGGTCGATCCCAAGGCGCTCACCAACGGCCAAGTGCTGATCTGGAACGCGGCACAACAGAAATTCCTGCCCGGCGCAAACTAGCGAGACTTCACATGGCTAGCTTCCTCGACACCCTGTTCGGCGGTGGTGCCGAGCAAGAAGCCGCGCAAAAAGACATTGCCGCTGCCAACCAGTATCAGACGCAAGCGCAGGGCGCGCTGCAACAGGGCTACACGACCGGCTCGCAAGCGCTCAATTCGGCAGTCGGTGCCTACACGCCGCTTGCCAACCTTGGCACGACTTACTCTGCGGCGGCACCAGCCTACATGGCCGCGATCGGCGCGGGCACGCCGCAGCAACAGGCGGCGGCGCAACAGTCCTTTCAAAGCTCGCCCGGCTATCAGGCGATGCTCGATCAGGCCGCGCAGTCGGCGGCTCGCACCAGTGCCACCAGCGGCATGGGCTCAAGCGGCAATGCCATCATCGATCAGATATTGGGCGGTGCGGGCATCACCAGCCAGCAATATCAGCAATATGTCCAAAACCTGCAAAACGCCGGGCAGATGGGCATCAGTGCCACGGGCGCGGCAGCACAAGGGCAGGCGGCCGGTTACGGCTCGCTCGCAAATCTTGCGACACAGTATGGCGAAGATACCAGCGGCGTTGCGGGCAACGTCGAAAGCACGACCGTTGGTGCAAACAATCTCGCCGCCGCAGGTGAAGCCGCTGGCGCAAAAAATCTGCTCGGCGCGGGTCTCTCGCTGGCGACGCTCGGGCTCGGCGGCAATCCGTTCGGCGGCTCTCTGACAGGCGGCACCAGCGGCGGATCATCGCTGCTTAGTTCGCTCGGGACCGGCATCAAGAACCTTAACCTCGGTCAAAGCATGTTCGGCGGCGGCAGTCCAACGGGGTTATGATGGCTATCGCGCCGGTTCAATTCCCGACTGCACAGGCCTACAGCGCCGATCCAAGTCTGATGCCATCGCTCGGCACGCTCGGCAAGGCGCTCGGGGGATCGCGCACGCTCGGTGATCTCGGCCAACAATACGCGCCACCGACCGCAGCACCAACGGCAGCGCCGACAGCAGCCGGGACATCGCCTTATGCGAGCGCGATCTCGAATATCGAAAGCGGCGGCAATTACAACGCGACGGGACCGGCCACCAAGAGCGGCGATCGGGCTTACGGAAAATATCAGATCATGGGCGCAAACATTCCGACGTGGACGAAAGAGGTATTCGGCCAGTCGATGACGCCGGATCAATTCTTGGCCAGCCCGGCCGCGCAGGACGCCGTCTTCAATTCGAAATTTGGTTCCTACGTTGACAAGTACGGCCCGACCGGTGCGGCCAAGGCATGGTTTGCGGGTGAGGGCGGAATGAACAACCCGAACGCAAAGGACGATCTCGGCACTAGCGTTGACGACTATGCGCGGCGCTTTCAGGCAAATCTCGGAGGACAGTGATGGCGGTTAGCTCGGTCTCGTTTCCGACGCCGCAGGCCTATAGCGGCGGTGCCGATTTCACGCCGCTGGCAAACCTCGGAAACGTGTATCAGCAAGCACAAGACCGCAACCGGAAGCTTTCGGCGCTTGCTCAATTGGGGACCGATCCAACAGCCAACGCGCAAACACTTATTCAATCGGGTGACCCGACGCTGGTCGCACAGGGCATCAATCTGCAAAGCCAGCAGACAGCACGCGCCGAACAAATACGGGAATTTAACGCACAGCAAAAGATCAGGGAGGCGGCAGAGAAGCGCGCGCAAGAGACTTATGAGGAACAAGACCCCGACGCTGCCGCAGCGGCGATCAGCAAGCTGTTTCCTCAACCAGCCGCGCCAGCCGCCGCGCCGTCAGGCAATGTGTTTTCAGCGGGGGCACCGCCTGTTGCGCCGTCGCCCGGATTGCCGCCTGCGCCACCGCCTGCACCGACCAACGTAGGACAAGCCGTTCCGCTCGCGCCCGGCCAAGTCCCGCCCGATCAAGCCGCTGTGCCGTTGCCGCCGCCTGCTATACCGCCGTCGCCCAATGCTCCAGATCAGTTGCAGGCAACCGGTGCGACTACAGCAACGGCACCCGTTGCGGATCGCGTTG